GTCAAGAACATCCAGAAAAGAGGGTTTCAAGTTCACAGTAAACTTTCGAGTGCTGTGAAAGCTGATTTCAAATATCTTGGATCAGAATACTTGAATTCCGTCTTTGGCTGGAGTCCGCTCGTGCGGGAGGTCGCAGGAGTGTTAACAACACTCCTTGCCATCGATCGAATGGTGTACTCCGAATCGAATCGTCGCCAGAGGAGGTGGGATGGACCTAGCGTAACAACGCTTGGAAGATCCGCATTTTCTTTTGGTGACAATCCGTATACGTTAGATGCAACATTCAGGGGATGGGACAATCGAGGAACTTATTTAACTCCTCTGATTAGTCCGATCTTTGACACGAAGGTCCTCGTAAAAGAGGACTATGCATTCTCATCTCGATACTCGGCGTTGGTTAAACCAACATCGAGGTCGAATAAGTATGCAGAGCGGGCTGACGAAGTACTGAGGCAACTTGGCCTGGCTGATGATCCTACCTTGTTGTGGGAGATTCTACCATGGTCATGGCTTGTTGACTGGGCAGCCAACATTGGCAACGACCTGGTCAACGCGCATACCTATTCCCCTATTACGGGGAGGCATGCGGTCGATTACGCATATTTCACTACTCAGCTCTCTGAGCTGCAGGAGTGGAACTTCTCCAGTCCCGGTACCGTTGGTACTAGGACGAAGAAGTGGAGCATGGTGCGGCCTAACGGCTTTCATAACACCAGGCAACGTGTGCGTGAACGAGCAACTCCGTTCGGATTCGGCACGCAACTTGGGAGCCTTTCGGGCTCTCAGTTTGCGATCCTCACAGCGCTTGGGCTTGCCCGAGCGCGGTGATCAATCACAATTGAACACCGACAACCAAACAACAATTGAATAGCCCGTTGGGGCGACAATTGAACACAGAGTAGGAGCCTCTCATGGCATTCACCGATCCACAGTCCGTTACCGTCAACGCAGTAGCGCGGTCCCTTCCTCGTATCCTCACGGGTACGAACGTCGGGAACTTCGTTACCGCAGACGGAATCACCACCCTCACTGTTGATCCTTCGAGCACAAAGGCTCGTCGGATCTCCAAGGCTAGCATTCGCGAGAATGTCAACGTCACCGATGCGGTGACTGGCCTTATCAGTGTGCAGAACCACTCTTTCACCATCATCAATAACCGTCCGAAGACGGGAATTTCTGACACGGTGGCTGAGCAGCTCGCAGCGGGTTTGATTACGTGGCTGACCGCAAGCTCGAACGCCAACCTGAAGAAACTTCTGGCTGGCGAGAACTGATGGACACCATTGTTATGATGTCCCTCATCTTCCTAGCTGGAACCACTGGCGTTGCCATCGGTTCCGTGCTAGTACTCGCGCTTACGCGGAGGGCTCAGGCAACAGCCTGAGACCTATCGGCGTCCCGGGGGTAAAATCCCCGGGACGTTGTGAATGCACCCATGAGAGCTTGGACAACGAGACCCTTTGGAGGGCCCATTGTGAAAAGCCAGGTGCAACTCCTTGAGCACCTGCTGCAGGATGCAGCAGATGCTTTGAGATTCAACCCTGCACGTGATCTCCATGAGATCACTGAAAGATACGGACATGAAGGTGAAACCTTCTTGACCGTAGCCATGCCTCGTCTCGATGACATTCTGATTGAAGGTCTTCGAGACGGCCGACTCCCCAAGTTCTTGGGGTGGGCGACACATGGTGGCGTTAGATATCCGGCGTTTTTAGCTGGTATCTGGCGTCGTATCTTTCATGAGAACGGCGAGTTGCGTGCAACTCCTGACGTACATGCGATCCGTTGGTTGCGTCAGATTTCAAGGGTCAATCAAAAGATCTTTGAAGTCTGCAGCCAGGATCGCGTCGATTCTGCTGTTTCGAGGTGGATCGATCTAGATCGATCCCTCCCTTCGAAGCAGGAGATTGCTTCGGCAGTCGACCCGTACGTCCCTTTCGTCGCCCAAATTTTGTTTGGTGCGACGATCGGATCGGCCATGACTTCCCCCCTGAAGGGAAAGCATGGTCCGGGTGTTGTCTCTGAGAAATTCGGTCCTAACTCTCGATGGGATTTTACTCTCATCTCTGAGCAGGCGGCCATGCTGGCGGGAGAAGATTTCTTCCGTCCAACATGGTCCTCCCTCGCTGACACCCCACCACTGAGTGGTATGGTGCCTTCGCGGTTGGTTGCAGTTCCTAAGACTGCAGAGAAGCCTAGGCTTATCTGCATCGAACCGAGCTACAACCAGTTCCTACAACAGGCGCTTATGGCTAACCTGAAGCAGGAATTTGAGGACCGGCGTCTTGTGTGTGGTTTCACATATCAAGACTTCAACAGAGAAGGTGCTCGGGAGGGATCAATCACTGGCCGTTTGGCCACGATTGACCTTTCCGACGCCTCCGATCGGGTATCGATGGCGCTGGTCGAACATATCTTTGGTTTTAACCATAGCTTTGTTCGATTCCTCCGTCTTTCGCGTACTCCTTTCGTACAACTCCCTGATGGCAACCTTATGCTTCCGCGTAAGTTTGCCTCGATGGGATCAGCTCTGACATTCCCGGTAGAGGCCATGGTCTTTACCGTGCTGGTTGTTACCAGTATCTGTCGTGAGCTGAACGACTTCCGTCCCTCCACTATTCGTAGCTGGGGAAAACGGGGTCGTGGGTTGAGCGTCTACGGTGATGACATTGTCATCCCCGTGGAATACTCTCACCAAGCGATCGGTCAACTTGAGGCCTCTGGCCTCAAGGTGAATGAATCAAAGAGCTTCCTTCACGGGAAGTTCCGAGAGTCATGCGGTTTGGACGCTTTTGACGGATACGAGGTCTCCCCCGTATACCTTCGACAGCGTGAACCGCTCGACCGCAACCATGTCACTGAACTGATTTCTTGGGTCAGTTTCAGGAATCAAATGTTCAATTCACACCTCAGAGACGACCTTTATCGTACTCTGAAGTTCCTCGATTCGTTTCTCAACGATCGTGGCGTCACGTACGTTCCTTCCGGAACGATATGTGTCGGTCTTGAAACAGATGATTCCACACGTCCTGTTACCAGATGGAATGCCGCACTCCAACGACTTGAAGTTAAGTCGTTGAAGCCCATCCACACTTATGTGGATGATGTGGCAACCGATCACGGTAAACTCTTCAAGTCATTCCACACCAACAAGGGAGCCCTCGGGCCCCTTGCTGTTTTGGAACTTGAGAGAGAGGCGCGTCGTAAGACGCACGGCGTGACTGCATCGCAAGATGTAGACATGGATGTTCGACCTGTAGCGAC